GCGTGACAGGGTTGGTGCCGCTGGGGATGTCGTAGCCGCCCTCTGCGCTGGCGTCTGCAATGGCCAGGCCAGCCACCATGCCGGCGCTGGCGTAGCCGGTGGCGCGGATCATCATCGCCATGGGAATGCCAAAGATGCCCAATTGCGCACCGGCCTTGGCTGCCGCAACCTCGGTGTTCATCAGGATTTCAGCGACAGCAATAGCCTTACTGGCCAGAAACACGGCCTTGCCTAACGCCGTCTGATCTTGTCCAGACTTTTGCAGGATGCCAAAAAGCTGATCCGCAGCATTACCCATCATGCCCAGACTTTGCAACTCGTGGGCAGCCTGCATGTCGGTCAAGACTTGCTGGTGCCGGGCGTTTTCTTTTTCGATCAATTCATTAGCCAACGCCACGTTTTCAAACTTGCGGTCATGGAATGCTTGCAAGTTTTCCAGAATCATTTCGTGCGCAAAGGTCTGCGCCTCGACCTCGCTCATGAGGCCAATGCGAATGGCTTCCACGTTGGCCTCGTTGCGCTGAATGTCGCGCTCGCGATCGGCCATAAAGCGTTCGGTGGCTTCAGCAAAGACCTTGTCGGCGTCGGCAGCGGCCTTCATGGTGTCAATGCGGCCTTGCAAGGCCATGGCTTCGTCTTTGTAAACCTGCGGGAACTTGCTCAGGCTCATTTGATAAGCCAGCGCCTCAGAATCTGTTTTACCGAATGTCTCGGCTTGCTCCTTGAGCCTTGCAATAAAGCGCTGGGCGTCTTGCTCTATCTTTTGGGCATCGGTCAGGCCTGGCGCCCTGGCTGTCTTGCCGCTGGCAATACGCGGCGCGGTGGTTTTGGGCAGCACCGGCGCACCGCTGGGTGTCACCGTAGGGGTGCGGTCCATGATGCCAGCAATAAATTTGTCGTGCTCAGCGCGGGCGCGGGCGGCGTCTGCTTTCATGGCGTCGCTGATGGCGGTGAAGCCTTTCAGGTCGCCACTGGCCAGCGCGGCCAGCTGGGCTGCCATGCCGCCAATTTCAGTACCGACGCCTTTGAACACAAAGGCCACTTCGGATCCAATCACGACAAAGGTTTCCAGCACGGTGCGCACAGCGGCACCGGCGATGCTGAAAGTGTTGGCCTGGTTGCTTGCGCCCAGCATTTCAGTGGCCACGGCTTGCAGAACGGGCAATACGGCGGTGGTGATGCTGTTGGCAAATGCGGTTTGCGTTTGTGCCAGACGGCTCATGTCGTCATTGAACTTTTCAGCAGCTTTGGCAGTTTCGGTGCTCATCACCAAGCCCATGCGGGCGGCTTCGTCGGTCATGACTTTGATGCCGTCGGCGCCGCTGTTGAGCAGCGGGATCAGCTCAGCGCCCGACTTGCCGAAGATGTTGACGGCCAGCGCGGTCTTTTCTGCGCCGTCTTTGAAGGTGGCGAACTTGGCAGCCAACTCGCCAATGATCACGTCGCTGCTTTTGAACGCGCCGTCGCTGCCGGTCACGCTGATGCCCAGCGCCTTGAAGCCTTTCATGGCCTCGCCGGTGCCCTGGGTGGCGTCGCTCATGTTTTTGGACAGCTTGACGATGGCGCTGCCCAGCGCGTCGGTACTGACACCCGACAGCCCGGCGGCATAAGCCAGTGCAGACAAGGATTCTGTGGTGGTGCCGGTTTGCTGCGCCAGCTTGCTCATCTTGTCCATGGCGTCGAGCGACGACTTGACCATGACCACCAGCGCACCACCAGCGGCCACGGCCATCAGGCCCATGGCGCGCCCGACCATTTGCGCGTCGCGCTCCATGCGCTTCATGGCCTGCTCTGATTGGTAGGCTGCCTTGTCGAGTGATGATGTGAACTTGGCCGTGTTTGCGGAAAGTTCGACAGTCAAAGAACCTAGTGCGGCCATGATTTACCCATAAAAAAACCCGCCTAGGTTGCCCTGGCGGGTGGTGTTGTTTTCTCGCCTGGTGTTTTTGGCGCAATGCCAAACAACGCGGCGCGTATCAGGTTGCTATGCGCCACCGGGTCAATCAAGACCACCGGCTCAGCCTCGACCGTTTCGCGTTTGACCCAAGGCACAAAGTCCTCGGGCTTGTAAAGCTCGGGCCGGGCCTCTGCGTTGCGGTTGACGTTGGCCAGCAGCGCCGTGGCCACCCCGTGGCGCATGTCTGCAATTTGTTCGCCAAACGGCTCCAACTGAAAATACGCCAGCCATTCGGTGAACTCTGCGCTGCTGATTTCCAGCTGGGCCTGCCTGACCGACTTGCCCAGCTCTTTGGCCAGGCGGAACCAGAATCTGCGCTCTGGCCGCTCAGTCAGTTTTTTTCGGCGGCCTCCACAGCACCGGCGCCCAGGCCGTTGAGGCGCATGGCCACGGCGGCTGGGGCATCCAGGCTGGCAGCGGCTTTGGCCTGCAGGGCGGCCATGTCGCCTGCTGTAAACAGGCGCTTGCCAGCTTCGTCCACGCAAGCGGCCACCAGCAGCGCGGCACTGAACTTGCCAATGGGCACACCGGACTCGCCCTCACTGGCGGCAATGGAGGCGCGGAATTCGTCACGTTCCTGACCGGTCATGGTGCGAATGCGCACGGTGCCGCCCCAAGCGGGAACATGCACGTCTTCGGTCTTGAGGTCGACTGCCGCCAGAATGGCGCTTTTGGAAAGTAGCGTCATGTTGGCTTAGCTCCACACCACCGAGCCGGTGATCTTGCAGTCGTAGCTGCCCTTGAGCACGGCATTGACCGCGCCGTTGACAGGCACGGTTTTGACCAGCACGTTGAAGGTGGCCACGGCAGCGTCTGGCAGGGTGAGCTTGAGGCCGGTGGCGGCGCCACTGGCACGGGCAGCAACCATGGCGATCTGGCCGTTGTCGGCGGCAATACGTTTGGCTTCAAACGAGAACTTGCCTTCGTCCACAAGGCCGTTGATGTACTCCATGGCAGTGCTGTCCAGGTCGGTCACGTCCAGGTCAGACGCTGCGCCGTCCAGGCCGGAGAAGCTGAGCACGCCGTTGATCTTGGTGTAGGTGACCGGCGTGGCGGTGCCGCCGCTGGTGTACGTCAAGCCCGTGCTGTCGAAGTCCAGCAGCGCGAAGGTGTCGGTGGTCACGTTGCTGATGACGCGGCTGGTGCCATTGAGCGGGGTGCTCATGGTGCCGGCCACGGCGGCAATGGTGACCACGTCGCCGTCGCTCAGGCCGTGCGCGGCGCTGGTGACGATGGCCGGGTTGCCGACCGTGATGGCGGTTATGGTTTTGGCACCACCGGTGCCGGTGGCGATGTGCAGCGTGCTGCCTTGTGCGGAGATTCCAGACATGGTGAAGTCCTTTTGAAGTAAAAAACCCGCAGAGCGGGCGGGTTGGGGAAGGGTTACAGGTGCCAGGCCGACACATCGAGCATCACGCGGTGCAGCTTGGTGTCGGGTTCATAAAAGTCTTGTTCGTCTTGCATCACGTTTTCAACCGCCCAGCCTTTCAGGGCGGCTTTGACGGCGGCAGCGCTGCTTTGGGCGGCGCTGTAGGTGCTGGCGTACACGTCGATCTGCAGGCGGGTGTTGCTGGCGTTACCGGTGCCGCCATTGGTGTCAAGGCTGTTTTGCTCGGTGGCCGACACGCGCGTGTACACCGCATACGGCGACACCGAAAACTCGGGCGCTACGTTGGGGTAAACCCGGGTGGCAAATTGCCCGGTCAGCAGTGTGAAAAGGTCGGTTTGCAGGCTCATGGTTTGTGTAACTCGCGGGCGTATTTCTGGATGCGTTCATCGAGCTTGTCGGCAATGGCTTTCACGGCGGCTTCTTTTTTGGACTCAAAGGCAGGCCGCAGGAACGGCCGCGCGGGCAGCTTGCTTGTGCCGAATTCCATGAAGCGCCAGTAAAAAGGCAGCTCTTTTTTGCTGCCGTCCTTGTTTTTGGCGCGGCCTTGGCGCACGCCGACGGCAAAGGTTTGCTGGTACGGGCCGGAGGCTTCGCGGATCTGCTTTTGAAAGATGTTCTTCTTAAGCAGGCCGGTGTCTTTGGGTGCATTGGCGCGCACTTGTTTCTTGATTTCGCTAGCACCGGCGTTCACCGCAGCGCGCAGGGCGTTTTTGGCGACACGCTGGGGCAGCTCGCGCAGGGCGGCGGCCAGCTCCTTGAAGCCGGTGAGCTGGATGGTTTCAGCCATCATTGACCCCACGGCTGCACATGAGCAGCATTTGGCGGGGGTCGGAGCTAAGCACGGCCTCGATGTTGTAGGCCACGGCGCCGTGCAGCACGCGCATGGACGCCACCACGCCAGCCAGGTAGCGGATGGTGATTTTGGTTTGCACGGCGTTTTGGGTTGCGGCTGCGGCCAGGAATTCGCGCCCCGACAGGTCGGCCACGCCAGCCCACACGGTGGCCACGTCGACCCAGCCGGTGTTGGGCTCGCCATAGGCGTTTTGCCCAGTGGCGGGGGTCTGGATGATGACCCGGCTGCCCAGCTTGCCAGCTTTCATGCGTACACCTTGTAACGACTCAGCAGGCCGTCAGCAAAGCCCAGGGCGTGAGTTTGGCCGGTGGTTTCTGCCTCACGGTTTTCGTACATGGCACCCACTTGCAGCTTGATCCAGGCTTTGATGGGCTCGGGCACGGCGGCGGCGCTGGCGTAGCCTGCGACAAAGCGCAGGGCCACGGCGTTGATTTGGTCACGCGCGGCAGGCCAGGCCAGCCCATAGGCGGGCACCACGGAAGCCGGTCCGAAGTCGTGGGCTGCATCAAGGGTGTAGGTGACGGCGTCCAGGGTGGTCAGCACGCCAGCGCTGTCGGTGTACTTGAGGCTGGTGACGCTGGCCACGGGGGTGCGCGTGAGTTCGAAGGCATCAGGGAAGGCGTCGAGTGCGAGCTCCCAGGTTTGCGGCATGATGGCGCGCCCGGTCATTTGCTCGGCGGTCTCGGTGGCGGCGGTGATGAGCGCGGTGATGAGGGTGTCGTCATCGGCCACGGTCACGCGCAGATGCGCCTTGGCTTCGACCAGTGACACCGCCAGGGCGGCTGCAGCAGTGATGAGTTTGAGTGCCATTTACTTCTTTGCTTTGCGCATGCGGTTGGTGGGTGCAGGCGGCGCCACGGGTTCCACGGGCGGCTTGACGTACTTGGCCAGGCCTTCGCTGACGTAGTGCGCGGCCAGGGCGGGGGCGCAGCGCATGAGGTCACCCGCCTGAAACGACCCGTAGACGCTGTTGGACCCGGTGCGCTTGAATTTGATTTCGACTTGCATAAGTTCCTCCAAACAAAAAGGCCCACCGGAGTGAGCCTTTTCAGTTGTCAAACTATCACGCCGGGGTGAGGTCGCCACCGCGCACGGCGGCAGGTTTCTCGGTGGCCAGCGCCAGGCGGCGCTCGGCACGCAGCGTGATCAGGTTCTTGGTGAAATTGTCCGAGTCGCTGTCAGACATTTCAACCACCACGCCTTCGCGGTTGTGAATCATGTAAGCCTCAGAGAAGCGGCCCACCTGGAAGGTGTCGGCAGCCATGCCAATGGCCTGAATCACAGGCAGACCGAACAGGGTTTGCTGACCGGCAGCGTTGATGCCGATGCGAATCATGTTGGACGCGACGGTGAAGGATTCAATTTCCATCGTGGCCCAGTCAGCGGGGTTCAGCACAATCGCGTCAGCCGGGTAGCCAGCAGCGTAGAGGTCAGCAATCACCTTGCGGATCAAAACGTACTTTTTCAGCGTGGCGCTGATCGCGGCCAGGGCAGCGTCGGCGTAACCGTGCGCGGTGAAGTTGCCCGTGTCGTAGGTGCCGCTGATGTTGGGGGCCACGCCGTCACCGACCACGAGCTGGGTGTCAACCTTTTGGTTGACGCCGTACTGCATTCGGGTGTTGACATACGCGGCCAGGGCGGGCGCGTCGGCAGCGAGCTGCTTGCTGATTTTGATCCAGTGCGCCACGGTGCTGACCGGCATGTTGACCAGCGACCAGGTGAGTGCAGACTCGGCCTTGGCTGCGCCTTCAGCAGCTTCGGCAGCGCTGTTGGTGAACGAGGCCTCGCGGGTGAACTCGATGGCGTTGGAGCTGGTGGGCGTACTGGGGATCAGTGCCTCCATGCTGAACGGCAGAACGGCGCCGGACACGATGCCGGGTTTGCGGTCCGGGGCGACGTTGGTGTCCGAGCCGACCAGCGTGTTTTTGACTTCGACGCGCAGTTTGTTCAGGTTGCCACCGGCAAAGTCGGCGTAACGGGCGTTTTTGATCAGCTGGGCGCCCCAAGTGCTGATTTCTTTGGACTCGGGTTGCTGCGTGCCTTTTTGCTCGATGGACAGCAGGCGGTCAGCCAGCTCGCGCTGCTGGGTGCCCAGTGCATCCAAGGCCGTTTTGGTGTCGGTGCTGATCTTGCCAACCGTGGCAACCTGGCCGTCGGCCTTGTCAGACACGGCTTTGAGGGTGGCTTCGATGTTGTCCATCGACTTCATCAGCAGTTCGATGCTGCCAGCGCAGAGCATGGACAGGCTTGCAACCGTGTCGGCGTGGCTGGCCAGCAAGGCCTGCACGTCATAACCGGCGGCTTGTGCGCCAAAGGAGATCAGGGAAGCGACGGCAACAAGGGCCATCATGAAGGTGCGTTGGGTTTTCATGGGGAAGGGTCTTTCAGAAAGTGAAGGAAGGGGAACAGGTTCACGCTGCCAGGCGATCAAGCGGCAGGCGGTTGGCGCGCTGCAGCAGGTCACGCATGGCGATCGCCTCGGCAAGTTGGTCAGGGTCCCCCTGGTCCATCAGGCTTTTGACGCGGGCCACCAGCGATGAAGCGGCCCGTTTGCTGAGTCCGCCTGCATCCCGCAGGAAATACTCAAATTCTCGAATGGTCTGGATCTCTTTGATGGCCGAATCCAGGCCGTCGTTCTTGACGGACTCGATCCGCGCCGCGCTGTCTGCAGGCATGGCCACCACCGACACTTCGACCAGGTGGCTCCATTTGCGGATGACGCGACCCGAGTCGGTTTCGTCGTAGTCGCCTTTTTTGACGTAGCCGCCGACCGANAGGCCGTTGATGGTGCCGTGGCGCATGGCGGCGCCCACGTCGGCGCTGACGCTCATGCCGGGGGTGAGTTCACCTTCGACCAACAGGCCGTGGTCGTCTTCTTTGATGGTGATGTATTTGCCAATGGGCAGCAGTCCGGCGCCGTTGGCGACGAAACTGTTCCAGCTGTGTTCCAGGTACATCAGGGGCTTTCCGTGGCTGCGCAGGGTGGATTCGTAGGCGCCTTTGACAATGGTGTCGCCATAAGAGTCCACGCCACCAAACACGCTGGCATAGCCCGAGAATTTGCCCGATTCGCCGTCCATCTTGAGGTCGACATCAGTGAGGTGCAGGGTTTTTTTGATCAACATGGTGTTTCCTTCATTGCGCGATGTTTGCGCCGCTGCCGCCCGATGCGGTTACGGTGCCAAGCAGGGAGAGCGGGAGCAGGTTGCTTTGGGCCGTGAGCGCGTCGGCGCCGGTGACCGGTGGCAGGTTTTCAAGTTGGCGGCATTCGTTGCGGGTCATGATGCCGTTTTGCACGTTTTTCGAGTACAGCTCGGCGCGCTGGGTGGGCGAGCCGCGCAGCAAGGCGTCTAGGGCAAACTCGCCTGACCCGTTGCTGCGTTGTTTGGCAGTCATGACGCGCTTGCGAGTGGCTTGCTCGATGCTGACCAGCATGGGGCGAATGGCCAGTTTATAGAAGCCGTCCATAATTTGCTCGATGCCCGAGCCCCAGGCAGTGGCGTTGCTGTGGTGCACCATGATCGGGGGCACATCGAACCAGCGGCAGATTTCTTCGACTGTGAATTTGCGGGTTTCGAGCAGCTGCTGGTCTTCGGGGGACATGCTGAGCTGCTCGTATTTCATGTTGGCTTCCAGCACGTACAGGCGGCTGGTAGAGCCTTCGGCCATGCCGGCAAAGGTGGCCTGCAGCCGGGTGCGTTGCTCGGGGGTCAGCACCTTGTCGAGCATCAGAATGCCGGTGGGTTTGCCGCCGGTGCCAAATACTTTCGAGGCGGTTTCTTGCGCTTTGGCCGCTTCGTCGGTGGTGGCGCGCATGAACTCGAGCTTGGACAGCCCGACCGTGCCGTTGCCCAGGTTTTTCAGGTGCAGCACGTTGTCAGAGGCCAGCACCGCGATGTCGCTGCCCAGCTGGTACAGGTAGACCATGGCGCCGTCGTCGAGCACTTGCACTTCGACCTGGTCGGCAGGCATGGGCCACAGGGCGATGGCTTCACCACGGTCGTTTCGGTCGATACGCGCGAAGGCGTTGCCGCGCAGGTCGTGGTTCATGACCATGGCGCGCCAAAACTCAAAGGGCGTCATGCGCGAGTTGGGCGACTCGTGCAAAATTTGGTACAGCAGGCTGGTGCGGGCCAGTGTCTTTTCACCGTTGATTTGCTCGTAGGCAAAGAACGGAAGGCTGGCCACGGTGGTAGCGCGGCGGTCGATGCAGGCCCAGACGGTGCTGATCTGCAGCGCGGCGTCGGGGCCGATGTTGGCCGTGTTTGGCACCAATGCCACGCCAGGCACGGGGTTCTGCGCGCCAGTGGTTTCGGCCAGGGCGCCGCCACGGGTGAACCAACGGTAGAAGGAATTAAACACGGTCACCCGCTAATCGGTGAGTTGAGGAAGTCATCAAGGTTTTCCTTTGGTTCGTTGGCCATTGCCCGGCCCAGTGCCATCAGCATGGCCATGGGGCCGTCTATCTTGTTTTCGGGGCGCTCTTTGGTGGGGCTGCGCAGCTCGTTGAACTTGCTTACCTTCACCACCAGGTTGCTCACCATCCAGGTCATGACGGGGTTACCGTCGAATTTCAGCTTTTTCTCAAGCACCAGGTTTTCGACCTGGATCAGCGGCGGCGTGAAGAACAAGGCGCGCTGGGCAATTTCCACCAGCGGCAGGCCTTCTTCGATCAGCTTTCCCGCGAAATACATGCTCAAGGCCGGGTCAAACGCGATTTCCTGCATGTCAAACTGCTTGCAGTAGCTGCGCAGGTCTTCGGCCAGCACGTCAAAGTCAGTGATGTCGCCGTCGGTCACCTGCACATAACCCGATCGGGCCCAGCCGCTCAGGTGCGCATTGCCGCTTTCAGCCACCGCCAGCTCGTTCAGGTACAGGCGCGTAAACACGTACCAGGTGCCGTCACGCTGGAACACCAGGCACAGCGCGGCAAAGTCTTTTTTCTGCGCCAGGTCCAGGCCAGCCCAGCAGGGTTCACCCGCAAAGTCGCTAAGCTGCAGGCCTGTGTCGGCACAGCGCTCCCAGGCCCGCATGTCCATCCAGGGCGACTCACCGCTGACCCAAACATTCAGACGCTTGGTCAAAAAGTTGTTGAGCGCGCTGGGCATGCTCTCGGCCTTGCGCGCCGCGGCCTCCATGTCGTCACGCAGCACCGACACCAACCAGTTCGGGTTGGCCTTGGCCCAGCTGGCGGGATCGAACGGGTCATCGTTGTCGTCAATGGTGTAAATCACACCGAATGTGGTCTCATCCGAGATCACCCGGTCAAGAACTTTGGTCACATGTGTGCGCCGCTCGTAGCAAATGCCGCTGCGGTCGCTGCCGGCGGTGGTGATGATCCACAACAAACTCTGCTCACGGGCGCCCCGGGCGGTGTCAATCACGTCGTACAGGTCGCGTTTTTTGTGTGCATGCAGCTCATCGAGGCAAGCAAAGTGCACGTTCAAGCCGTCCTGCGTGCTGGCTTCAGCGGCCAGCGGGCTGAATTTGCTGCTGGTGTGCGCCACCGTGATGCTGTGCGTCAGGATGGCCACGCCCAGGTAGGTTCGCAGGTCGGGCGTGCGCTCGGCCATGCCCTTGGCGTCATCGAACACGATGCGCGCCTGGTCGCGGGTGGTCGCCGCGCTGTAAATTTCTGCGCCCTGCTCGCCGTCGGCCGTCAGCATGTACAAAGCCACGCCGCTCGACAAAGTTGACTTGGCGTTTTTGCGGGGCACCTCGAGGTAGACCTCACGAAAGCGGCGCAGGCCGGTGTCCTTGTGCAGCCAGCCAAACACGGTGGTCAGCACAAAGGCCTGCCAGGCGTCGAGCTCGATCAGCCGGCGCTCGCGTGCCCACTTGCCTTTGATGTGCGGCAGCAGCTCGATAAATTCACAGATCCGCGCAGCACAGGCTTCGTCAAACACCCAGGGCCAGTCGTCGCTTGTCTCGCGCTGCAGGTCGGCCAGTTGCCGGTCGACAGCCAGGCGGGTCCACTTGCAAGCCGGAATGTCACCCGTGCTGACGCGCTGCGCATACGTCTGCGCAGCTTGTATAAATCGGTTCACGGTGCTACTGCACGCGGCTCAAGTGGCCCTGGCTGAACTGCGCAAACCCGCTTTGCATGCGCGGGGCTTCGTCAATGCCGGGCAGCGTGGGCTGCACGTAGTTGGATGGTTGCACCCGGCCGCGCGCTGCAGGGCTCAGGCCAAAGTGCATCAAGTAACGGTTGACTTGCTCGCGGTGCGACTTGATCAGCTGCACGATCACGCTTTGCTGGGCGTAGCCGCTGGGCGTCACGCTGTGGCTGGCTGCAAACACGGCGTCAGAGTAGCTCAGGCCGGCGGCATCATCGGCGCCGCTTTCGGTCAGCCGATTGACCATGCCGTTGAAGGCGGTTTCCAGCTCAGACAAACGGCCCACAGCCTGGCAGTACAGCGCCAGAGCGGCACGGTCCAGGCCACTGATCAGGCCCAGCTCGTCCAGGAGCGGTGTGATGCGCTTCCATTCCTTTCGCGCCTCAATGCCCAGGTGTTTCGGGGCGCTCGGGATCTCGACCCGGGGGTTGACCCCTTCGGCCAGGTTCAGCGAGCGCTTGCCAGGGTTGCCTTCCAACAGCTTGAGCGCGGCAGGCTTCGGAAGTGGGCCGCGTGATCCAGTCATGTCAGAAATTCCTTGTTCAGTTGGTGTAAAAAATTCAGTTCAGCCCACGGCCTCGGGGTACCCCTCCCCCCAAAACCCGCGCGCG